GTATTAGATAAAGTTAAAACTGAAGAAGCACCTGATAATGCTAATGTTGAAGATGCTCCCTGTAAGGTTAAATTAGCATTCATCAAACTATTTCCACCAAAATATGCACCACCAGCACATTGTAAAGCACCTGAAGATGAACTTGTTGAAGCATTAGTATTATTATTAATATTTAAATATCCATTAACTCCTGAAATTTTCAATTCACTACTTGAAGCATTTAAATGTAGGTTATTCATATGTGTATCTAAACTGACGCCTAAACCACCTGATACAACCAAAGATCCAGTAGTTCTTGATGTTGATTGTGTTGTATCACTAATACTGATAGGTCCAACTGAATTAATACCTGCATTTGCCGTCATTAAACCTGACAAAATGCCTCCACTGAGTTTATAATAGCGGTTGTCTCCAGTTGATATACTCAATCCCTCCGTTGCTATTAAAAAGTTAGTTGAATTATATATTGGAACTATCTGTGTCGGAGGATTTTGAACTGACATGCTACTATATTTATTCTTTAATATTTTTATTGTATCTAAATATAGTCCGTCGTGATTAAACAGACGAATGAGTAATCCTAACAAAAATAGAAACTTTTATAATTTAATACCTAAAAGTTTAAAAACAAAATATCACAATCCGCAATATTCTAACCATTTAATAAAAATACCAGCGAGAATACTTCTAATCGGAAAAAGTGGTTCAGGTAAAACATCAACACTTTTAGAGTTAATACATAGAATGACATCAACATTTTCTAAAATTATAATCTGTGTGAAAAATCGGTCAGAGCCATTATATGACTATCTTTCATTAAAAATTCCTAATGATGGACTTGAATTCTATGAAGGAATTGACAATATTCCCGATGTTGATGAATTTAAAGATTATGATAAGAATGAACAAATTCTAATTGTTTTTGATGACCTTGTTTTAGATAAGAAACAAGAAAAAATTGAGCAGTATTTCATAAGAGGGAGGAAAATAGCAGGTGGAATTACATCTATTTATTTAAGTCAAAATTATTTTAAAACCCCAAAAAATATTCGTCTCCAATGTAATTATATTTTACTTAAAAAGATGTCAAGTTTGAAAGATTTAAATCTTATTCTATCAGATTTTAATTTAGGTATTGATAAAAAACGGATGTTAGAGTTGTATAAATATGCAACACATGATCCATTATCATTTCTAACTATTGATATTGATAATGATGAAGAAAATAGATATAGAAATGGATTTTTAGAAATAATAAATTAATTAAGAAAAAATATTTTTTTGATAATATAGTTGTTTTAAACTATGTCATCTATTCGGATTACAAACTTTAAAGATAAAGCAGACCAAGATAAGGCTATATTAAATTATGAAGCATATCTTGCAAAAAAGATACAAAACGATGCACTCACAAAGGATGCTATTCAAGAATATTATAGAAATAAACAATTAAATATTCCACCAGCACCAGCACAACTAAAATCGGCAGAAGAAGAATTAGCAGATACAGTTTTGCAGAGAGACCAAGCATTTAAGAATCTTAAAACTTTTATGAAAGATAGTGACGCTTCCAATACTTTATTTACTTTACAAGATAATGAAGAATTATCAGACTTTAATAGAGTTTTTGGTGCATTTAAAAAAGAAATTGAAGGTCAATCAAATATTTCACCGACAAAATTTAATACTTTATGGGAACGATATAAAGAAAAATTGATTTCAAGTGGTGATACTGGAATTTTTATTGGTCCAGAGAAGGGTGAATATGATGCTAAACTTGGACAAATTTCTGAAGGGGTTGAAGAGGTTGCAGATACTTTAAGTGGATTAACAACTGGTCCTGCTGGTGCATTAATGCGACAAATTAAAAAAGAAGCGGTTGAACTTGCTGGGTTAGACCAAGATAGTTTAGATCGAGTATTTTTAAGAAGTTTTGAAGCGGTTGAAGGTAAAAGAGCAGTTATGGGTGATAATGTTCAAATACATAATCCTAAAACAAATAAAATTGATACTTTTAAATTCACTCCTTATAGGGGTAAAAAATTTCAAGGATTTATATTACAAAATATTGCCACAAAACAAAAATCAAATTTTAATAACGAGAAAATTCAATATATTCTATATAATGATTTTAATAAAGTGCCCTATGGTCGAGTTGTTGAATGGACTGGCGATCCAATAACCGCAAAAGCAATAAACGATCCAACAGCAGTAGTTAAAGGAACAGGTATTCATGGAAGAGGTTTATCAATTGAGACTCATAGTAGAGAACCTGAGACTAGAAAATACACTAAACCAAATCTAGGAAATTATGCTCTATCATTAAATTCATTAAAGAAAGGAATTCTTCATTTACGCTATCCAAGTGGTAGTAATGTTCAAGCATTCCCGAAAACTTTAATATCTTCTGATTTAAAAAGAATGATAAATGATTTAGTATATCATAAAACATTTAGTGAAGAAGATTATAAAAAATTAGATGATGCTGAAAAGAAACTTTTTGATGATTTACTAACATATTGTAAATCTGATAAGCAAGATGGACTCAAATTGTATAGACACAGAAAATACAACGATAAACAAAGAGATGAGGATATTAAGAAATTCAATATTTTAAAGGGAGAAATTTTAGCTGGGAATGATAATCCAAGTATAATTAAAGAAATGAAAGCATTATTATTTAAACTTCTAGATCAAAAAATTATTACAAGAGGTCTTTACAATAAGATAATGGAACAAATTTTTATTTTGTAATGTTTAACTTCATAAAATGTATTTTTCCATTAAAGATAAGACGGAGATATTATATAGAAAAGATATTTATTTTATTTATTTTTTTTTCAGTAAGATATATGCACGATAATATACATTATCTGAAACAATGGCATCAATGCATAAAGTTAAAGTTCAAATGAGTAAGAACCAAGGTCGTAAAGCCTTAAGAGGTGGGTCTATTCAGTTAAGCAAACATCAATTAAAATCATCTCAACCAAATATTGAATTAGTTCTCCATCCTGCTAATGCTCGAAAGTTAGAAAAAGCAATGAAAGCAAATAAAGGATGCAGACTACAATTAAGTCCTGCTGAGCTTGAGGGAGCAGGAATCCTTGATTGGCTAAAATCGGCAGGAAATTGGATTAAGTCCAATATTATTGACAAGCCTTTTTATCAAACCGCGGTAAAACCGCTAGTTCGTGGATTAGTTGATGTAGGAACTTCAATGGTTCCAGGTGGAATTGCACAAGATGTTGTTAAAAAAGGAGCAGATTGGATTGGTCGTGAAACTGGGGCCTTTGGTCTTAAAAAAGGCAAGAAAACACAAAGTGTTAAAAGAGATTTTAGTAGATTAATAGATATGCAACATCCAGCAATGCAATCTCCACCAGCTCATTTACCTCCAATCGGTGGAAGAGGAAAATCTAAAAAATCTAAACAATGCCCTCATTGTGGGGGAGGATCGGGAAGTTTTTTACCAGCAGGGTATTAAATATGTCTTATAAAAATCCAGCACCATAAGGATAAAAACATTATTAGTATATAGAATAATGATTGGAAGAATTTATAAAATTATTTGTAAGTTATCTAATGATATTTACATTGGTTCTACATTTAATAAATTGAATAAAAGATTGAGACAACATAAAGATGATTATGGTAAGTATTTAAATGGAAAAGGAACTGAAATAGCAGTTTATCCTTATTTTAAACAATATGGAATGGAAAATTTTAAAATAGTATTGATTAAGGAATATGAAGTTTTAGATAGACAACATTTAGAGATTTATGAAACTTTATGGATTTCTAAATTAAAGTCTTGTAATAAAAATAATCCTTTCGCTTTACCATTAAAAAAGCATTATATGATGTTATATAGAGAAAAAAATAAGGAAAAATTATCAAATCTAAATAAGGAATGGAGAAAAAATAATATGGAGGAAAATAAATTAAAAAGAAGTAGAAAAGTAGAATGTGAATGTGGAACAACCTATAGTCATAATGATAAAGCAAGACATTTAAGAAGTCAAAAACATCAGAAGTTTATTATAGATGGTATTAGGATTGAATATAAACTTCCAGCAGGATATTAAAAACTTTCTCAACTTAAATATATTCAAAACGAAGTTTTGAGACCTATGGACAAATCAAGAACAACTAATTTTGATTTAATCAAATATGCTAAACAATTAAGCATACCACTAATTTCAATCGTGCCAAAAGACGATCTTTGGAAAATGAAACCTATTCAAGGTGCATATATTTTTAATCTTGGTGATTCAACTCATTGGATTTGTGCTTATCTTGAATCTCCATCTAAAGTTGCTTATTTTGATTCATTTGGTCAAACTGCTCCATTAGCAGTAATTGATTTTGTTAGAAGATTTGGTTCAAAAAAATTATTGGAATCAGATAAAGTAATACAAAATATAGAATCAGGGTCTTGTGGTGGGTATTGCTTATATTTTCTATCATTTATGACTCATAATAGACATATACCATTTGAAAAGAGATATAGAATGTTTTTAAACTTATTCCATAATGGATTGAAACGGAGATAATATTTTTTGAAAAAAGATATTTATTTTACCCGCAAAAGTTTCTTTTACTATATATAGTTACTATGACAGATGAAAATGGTACTTTGTATCCTATAATATTAAATTCATCTAATTTAGTATCATTGGGTGGTAATAATAATGTTTATAGGTATTCTTTTCCAATAGGATCAGTTAAATTTGAAAACAGTAAAATAGCAGTCTCTAATATATCTCTCTACTACAGTTGGTTTAATATTACTAGTGCAAACCAAAATAATCAATTTCAATTTAGGTGGCCCACAGGTGGAACAGAAAATATTTATACAGTTACTATCCCCGATGGTTTTTATGATATTTCAGCATTAAATACATATCTTCAACAATTTTGTATAACCAATTCATTATATTTAATTAATTCATCTTCACAATTTGTATATTATCTCGAATATCAAATTAATCCCAACGCCTATGCAATCCAAGTGAATTGTTATCCACTTCCTACAAGTTTGCCTGCTGGGTGGTCCGCCCCAGTAGGTTTCCCAGCATATCCAACTAGTACATGGACACCCAGATTAATCGTTCCAGCAACAAATTTTAGAAATTTAATTGGTTTTGCAGCTTCTACCTACCCAGCTGCACAGCAAACAACAACTCAATCATTTTTATCTACAACAACACCACAAGTAACTCCAGTTTCAAGTGTTATTATGACTTGCTCATTATTAAATAATAAATTTTCAAACCCTGGAACTATACTTTATAGTTTTTCACCAGCAGGAACAACATTTGGATCACTTATTCAAAGCAGTCCAAATCAATACAGTTTTATTAATATACAGGATGGGAACTATAGTTCATTTGATATTGCTTTTTTAGACCAAAATTTTAATGCCTTACAATTACGAGACTCAAATTTGATTATACAATTATTAATTAGATCAGGTATTAAAGGAACAGCATTTTAAAAACCCTTTTATTATTTTTTTAATAAACTTTATCCGCTAAAATATAATATGCCAAGTGTAGGAGTTGTGTTTGGATTAAAAACTAATTCAACTAATTCAAAATTAGTTAGTGGAAACAAAAAATTATTATCAGGAGGTGCAATATATAAAAATAAGCTCCATGTTAAGATGCCTGACGATATGGAACAATATGGAACAAACTTACAAAAATTACGACATTCATTGAAGAGTCTTAATTTAAATTCAAAAAAGAAAGGACGATACATTAATTTATAATAAAGGGATTTTGATAAAATCAAAAGATTATGAAATAATGCTCTTAAGGTCGTTTAGTTTCACTAAACTAGCACACGCCTATTATTTTTTGGGGACTTTTTTCTAAAAAGTCAATTAATCCCTTTAAAACCCTTGTGGGTTATCTTTTTTCAAAAAGATATTTATTTTAATTTTTTTTGTTGTTATTTATTTTTTTTAATTTAATTTTATTTATTTTTATATATAGTGCAAGAATGGGAGACGAATATCTTTATAAAGAGACAGTAAATCCAGTCAGTGAAGAAAGTCCTATGACTGATAAAAATATGTATATGATTTTAGATCAAAATGGGGGTAGTTATAATGGGCAAATTTTATTCGATACTTCCATCGTTTCGAATTCAGGACAGTGGTGTGACTGGTCTTCCGCTTATATTCAAGTGCCTTTTGTGTGCACTTTTCAATCATCTACAGATGTTAGTGCGGCAGCGGCATATGTCCAAGGACTGGCAATGGGGTTAAAAAATGGATACTATCAAATTGTGGATTCAATTCAGGTAGATTACAACAATACGAATGTCGTTCAATTACAACCATTCACAAATTTTTATGTCAATTATAAACTTATGAGTACTATGTCAGCAGATGACCTCAAAAAATGGGGTCCTTCCATCGGTTTTTCACCAGATACTGCTACAACATCCTCTTTTGCCAACGCCGCAAACGCCAACGGAGATGGTCATTCTAATAACGTTGTCAATCCTGCTGCAGGATTAACTTATGCTTCACAGATTGGAGCAAGAAATGAAGGTTTATTAAATCGTCTTCAACTTACTGGGTATCAACTTAATACTCGTAATACTGGTTATGGTGGTGTTCCTCAGATAAACTCAACCGCTCTAGCAAATCAAATTGGGAAGAATTATCAGGTTGATAATAATGGTGCTGCGGCCGGTCGTATTTGGCAGTGGAATATTCTCTGCACTATCCGCCTTAAAGATTTAAGTGATTGGTTTGACAAGCTCCCGCTCGTAAAAGGTGCTTTTATGAGAATTACTATTAATTATAACTCTGCTCGTGCCACTGTAACAAGTGTTGCTGCAGGACCTACAATGGTTACCGCATCACTTACTCAACTAACTGGTAGAACTAATCCTCTTATTTTATCATCCTCTCTTGCAAATAATCCACTAAATGGAACAGTAGCAAACGGAGCGGGTGGTACATTTTCAGTATCTTGTGGGGTCGCTGCATGCACTACTCCAAATAGTTTTCAAACTCCTCAAATTAGTCAATGTAGATTATATGTACCTGCATTTTCACTTAATCCTCTTGCAGAATCTCAACTAATCTCATTAAAACCAGAGAGAGAAGTTCGTTATTATGACCTTTATAATTACAACTTTGGTGCTATTCCAGCAGGTAATGCTTTTAATCAAATTTTAACAAATGGTATTGTTAATCCTAAATATGTCGTCGTAATGCCATTTTTAACAGGCACCGCAGCTAATACTGGTCTTGCCGTTGCTGGTAATGTATATCAGTCTGTTTTTGATCCAGCACCTGGTTGCACTACACCTCTCGCAGCAATTACTCAATTTCAAGTTCAAGTAGGTGGAATGAATATGTTCCAACAGAATGTTCAATATGATTTTTCAGCATTTTTAGATGAAGTTGCAGGATTAAATGCAATTAACGGCGGAATTTCAACTGGACTGACAAATGGATTAATTGGACATTTAGAATGGGATAATTTATACCGATATTATGTGTGTGATGTTTCTAGAAGAAGTTCAAGTGAAGATAATGTGCCTAAATCTATTGTGGTTCAAGGTATTAACAATACCTCGAGAGTTATGGATTACATATGTTTCGTAGTATTTGAGAGAAAGGTTAATATAAATATGGTAACTGGTGCTATAATTCCGTAGGTTGGATTGTAAGTTTATAAAATTATATTAAAAAAACAGAATTTTTTTTTGTTTATAATATAAAGGGATTAATCCCTTTAAAACCCTTTAATTTTTTGTAATCTTTTTTCTAAAAAGATATATAGTATAATGACATATAATAGACGCTGCAATATTTGTTTAAACCACCCATTATTTAGTTTTTCTCATATATCATCTCAAATACATCGCTATAACTTAAATCGTCTTCCGAATAATTATATACATATGGATGATCAAGAAATCTATCAATACCTTCATGAAAAGAAAAAAAAAGAATGATCATTCGTGAAATCATAGTTTCACACTAAATGACATTTATAACATTTTTTATATACCTCACTACAATCATTATCACAAATATCACATCTACCAATACGACATTTATTACAACGATTCACAACTCTATTTTTATGAGGTTCAGTGCATATATCACAAGTCCTACCAGATTTTGGAATAAATTTTTTAATACAACAATTACCTAATACTACTATTTCGTCATTATTATTTTCTGGGCATATTTTTTTGATATAGCAGTTTTCTTTAATTTTATGACTACATACACAATAATCCACATGCGGTTGTATTTCTACATTACATAATTTAGCATATTTCTTATGACGATTATTATCTCCACCTACATATTTCCAATCTTGAAAATTACCTAATCTTTCTTTTAATATTTTGAAATAATATGAATCTTTTTCCGCCATATCCTTTTATATTAAGTATATCCGTTTAACCTTATGGGACTTTATGAGACTGGGTTTACCATTTCTTATATCTTTTATTCTTTTATATCTTTTTTTTTGATTAATAAAGAAACAAACAAAATCATATAGGGGTAGATGAGCATATGGAGGGTTGGTAGAGTATGTAGGGTTGAAGGGTTTATTTTCATTACTTTTTATTTTTATGATGTGAATTTTTTTTTAATCTTATACAAACCCTACATACCCTACATACTATACATTGAATAATAAATAATAAGAAATAATAGGTAAAAACATATAAAATATGAAAAAAATAATATGTATAGTTGAAATTGAACCATACATAACTATACATAAACTATACTTCTTTAATAGTTAGTAAATCATATGTAATACCTTTAATTTTTCTCCGTTTCTCAATCATATTACTAATATCTCGCCCAAATTTTGTCTGTGATAATGGTTTTTCATTTTCTTGCATACAATAGGATTTATAATAGGAGTAAAATAAATTCGCTGGTATTTCATCATTAGTGCAAACTTCATCAATCCATACATTAATTGGTTCTTCTTTATGGTCGTGGTCTTTATATTCATCTCTAACTTCCTTAATACGATGTAAAAACCGCTTACAACTTGATAAACTATTAAGTCTCATTTCTTGTTTTAGTTTAGTTTTAGGAATATCTAAAATATTAACATTATCTTTCATATAAAATACATAACTAAAGAAATGATTGGCAGTTTCTTGATTAAATGATGATTTTTTTAATTCATTAAAATAGTCATAATTATTCTGATATATAGGGTTGCATTTTTGAATAAAATAACGCCTATCATGTTGCTCTACTTTAATTGAAAAGTCATTATTTGTAAATAATAATAGATTAACATAATCATTTATTTCAAATTTTGCTCCACCCTTAATTTCAATTTTAATTGTTGGATTAGTAATTATTTTTTTCAATATGTCAAATGTTCTATGATAATCTCCAGTTAATGTTGATAACTCCTCACAACAAATTAATAACTTACCCATCAAATGTTGATTAAATCGTTCTTTTGTAAAATCTATTCCAGTTTCTGTTGTTGCTAATCTTCTACCAAATATAAATTTATCTAGAAAATCCATAAAAATCCCTTTTCCTATCTGTTGCTCATCACTCTGTAATACCATAGCGATTTTAGTTTTTTCATATGGTTTGGTGAATATATGGTGAAACCAAGATAAAATATATTTATATATATGTTCGTCATTATTAGCAAAAACAACTTTAATATGATTTAACATAGGTTCTATTTTATCAATTTCTATTGCTTCTTCTTGAATTAGTTGTGCTTGAAATCCATTCCAAATATTAAAATCTCTACCTTCCTCGTGTTGAAATGGTTCATTTGGTGATTTTGGTAGATAAATTAAATTATTGTAAATTTTAATGTAGTTAAAAATGTATGTATCCATAAATTTTCTAAATGAAAATGTTTTAATATTCTCGTTTAAAATATATTTTATACTAAATACTGGTAATTTATCTAAATATGTGTAAGGTTCCACTTTATCTTTTTTAATCTGCATATTATTATTAGCAGTTAGAATTAAAACTCTATTAATATTTTCAACCGCATATTTAATAGCATCATCTAAACTTTTCCATTCTGTATTTTTTAACAAATTGATAAAATCAAACCAATAATATTCATCTTCCATATTGTATTGTTCTAATAAATATTCATCATTTTTTAGATGGTCAATATTTATTCCAAACATTTCTTTTTCTATAAGTTTTATGTTAATTTTTAATTTTTTTGATATATGGTCTTCTATCATTCTCATAATAACATTTATACTTGGAATATTATCTTTAGGTATAAAAAGTGCATCAAAGTGTGGAATATATTCGTCTTTTATTATTTTATTTTCTTTTAGATAGTTGATAATCTGATTGATTATTTCATTTTCTTTATCCATAATAATTCTTGCCATTAATGAACCTTCAATATTTTCTACATTGTTAATTTCTTTAACCAAATCCTTATAAATAGTCATAAACTTATTTCTAATATCATTTATTTCTCTTTTAAAATTTCCTAACCATTCCGTTTCTAATAAATAGGCATTACCATTATTTATTAAAGAATTAATCGCTTCTTTAATGTTATTATATTTTTTATTACTATTAAGATATAACAATTCATCAATAATTTTATTTCTGTTATTAATATATTCATTTAGGTTCTTACAATTAATTTTATGTTCCTTGCATAAATGAGATAAAATTGTAGGACCACAATTAGCAATATCAACATCATAATAAAGGTCTTCAATCAGAATTGTTCTTATTTCTTTTTCCATTGATTGAATATTAAATTTATCACTTACCATTCTTCCATATGGTTTATTATTACTATCTAATTTTTGATAATAATCAATTGAAACCTTTCCATCATTTTTTTCAATAAGGTTATAATATTGTTTATATATAGAAAAATTGAAGTCATTTTTAAGTTTTAATAACTTTTTTATTTCATCTTGATTATTTAATATTTTCTTAAGTTTAGTAGTATTAATTCTCTGTTGAGCGGTTAAGACTAGTTCCTTTGGCGAGGTAGCAGTCATTTGCCGAGCGGTGAATTTATATGAAGACATTTATTTTTTTTTTGTCTCTATAGTTATATATATATTATCTTTTTAACTTTAATGGAACAAACTTTCAATGAATCAAAAAAAAAATAATTAATTAAATAGTTCTAGTTTTGTTGTTGTTTCTCTAATTTTTTTCTTAATCGGTATTCCTTCATATAGTTTTTAAAATATTCGTTATAATTTTCGCGGTGGGTATTTCTCCATCGCTGTCTCTGTTCATTGTATTTTTCTTTATTATTTAATCGCCATATTTTTACTTTTTCATACGCTGAAAGTACTTTAATATCAGCAACTTCCGCCATATTAAATGTTTTTGTTCTTCTATATATATAATATTGTTTAACTTTAATGGTATATATTAATATGGTATAAATTTATTTAACTCGAATATTAAAATTATTGATAAATCCCATTTGCCTTGCAATTTGATATGCTTTTGTCATAATATTACTACCATATCCTAATGCTTTTTGTAATTCATTCTGCCTTGGTAGTTTGATATTATTATCTCTATAAAGTTGGATTACATCAATAATTTTATTAATTTTAGAGTCTTCTGACTCTTTTCTACTAAAACTATTTTTGAATGGTGTTAAATCAATCATACCTGTATTAGGCGGACAGCAATTTTGTTTTAATTCATGAACTTGATTTTCAACTGTTTTAATGTATTCTTTAATTTCAGGCGTTGTATTCTTTATCAATTTATTTTTAAATTTTATATTTAGTGCAAGATATGATTTAGTTGATTCACCAGATAAATGACCCAATTGGTTTTGTATATATGTTTCAAAAGGGATATTTTTTGGTTTTCCATATACAAGATAAGATATGTTTCCAAATAAATATCGAGTTTTATGACTAGTTAAGTTTTTTAGATAGTCTTTAAATTGTTCAGTTTCTTTCTGTTCCTCTGTAGCATTTACTTCTGCCAGTGGTTTTACATATTTTTTAAAGGCTTTATTTAATTGTTTATTATGACGATCACTAATCTCTCTATTAGTTCCAGTTGTATTTAACATATATCTTATTTTATTAACTGCATTTATTACTTGATTTGCCTTCAAATGGACAAGATTTCTTACTAAAACTACATTTTCAAGATTGTTAGCATTCTTATCTTTTGCAAGTCCAATAACTCTAATTTGATTAGGATGGTCTTCCACTTCTTCAAATTTAGACACTTTAAATACTTCAATTGACCTCGCCCCAGTTGAAATTTCAACTGCAATTGATAGCTCATAAGGATTATTAGATTGTATAAGTTGATCGAGTAAATTATAAATGTCTTCTATGTATATAACAGGTAAATCACCCCTATTTACATTTCTTGCTTGAACTTCATTTTTATATTTTTCAGCAATATTTTTACTTTCTTGAATACTCATACCCATTAATTTAATAGATTCTTCATAAATAAGTGGTTCAAACCTTTCATTTTTCAGTGATTTTCTTAACTCGCTTAAAATGCCTCTTAGTGTTAATGGATTTTTATAAAGTATTTTTAGTAATTTATCCAAGTTTTCAAATAGTTGTTTCCAAGTTCTACTATATTTCCTACTTGCTCTTTGTAATAATTCATTAAAAATATTAAAAATTAAGTCTTTTGTAGAATTAGAATTAGAAAATTTAGGATATTCTCTAATTAAAATATTATTAATAATATTAGAATTTTTACTATTATTTTTATTAGTTTTTAATTCATCTTTAATAAGATTCTCTTTCTTATTAATATCTTTTAAAACCTTAATAATTTTTTCCATTTGATGTTGTAATGGTAAAGTGCTTCTATATATATAGATGATATAGTTTAAACTTTAATGGTATATATTTTTTTTGTAATTACAGAGGAGGACTTCTGAAAATTAAATAGGGGAAGGTTTTGGATAGTTCATGTAGAGTTAGGATAGTTGAAATCAAACTA